AAATCTTTCAACTTGCTTAAAGATCATAATAGTAATCCATAGTTTGGAACAATGTATCTACCAATGGCAGTCGCAATTGACCAAACTTGTCTACTAGTTCTTGCGGTTTAGTAAACCGAGTGTTTCTTGAATGAAATAAAGAATCGAGAGCGTCATCTAACGGTTGGACGAACTGAATTTGCTCTTCAGTGAATCCATAGACATGAGTCAAAAACCGCTTTGACGAAGACGCAACGTAGCGAAGAAAACCCAAAATCGTTTGAACATCAACAGGCTTTTGATACCTAGCCTGCAATGCCACTCTCATATTTTCTACAACTATGGGATCTTCGTATTGCAAAACAGCGTCCACCACTCCAGCGTAATAATCCAGAAAGTACCTAGCAGGACGGTCCAAAGATATCGCACGACCTAACTTGGTCAACAGTCTCAAAATATCTCGTGCGAGCACAAACTTGTCATCACGTCCTTGAACGAAGAAACTGGAACAAAATCCGGTGACCCCTCGAGCATCAATGACCTTGAGATCGAAACCCCAATGAACAGCCATTTGCAATCCGAGACTAGCATCGTACTGATTTCGTGACACGACGACGCTATCGTCCCCTTTAACAATTATGGCAACTATACCCATGGGATTAAGTGTATATAAAAAGGCCGTCAGCAACACAATACAGTTGGTGCTTAACGTACCACCACTACCGCTGCGATTACCAAACATAGTCCTAAACACCAATCCCAACACATGGTTCTCTGCCAAAGCGTCATGAGTGGCAATGGACCAATACCGCAAAAATTGCTCACTGACACCCATATGTCTCATGACGCAAAGCATCATAGCGTAACAGGTCCACCACTGAGATTTGTCGAATTTAGGAATGTCGAATTCAGTAACATAAAGACCTTGACGCAGATACTCATCCGCCCAACGACCGGCAGTGTGTTCATCTTGTCCGAACACAAACCGTATATTGGTGTCAAAACACGCACTGAGTCTGTGCATCATAATAACAAACACAGCAACAGTTAGTGCAATGAGGTCTTTGGTATGAAATACAACCGTCTGACCGACAGCCACAGCTCCCCTGGCCGTGGAATCCAGCTTGGGTTTGGGAGCACCTTTAGGCATAAGGCTGTACCTGGCAGGGTGTTTCTCTCGTTGTATTAACAACGTAGCCGCCGCTTGAATTTCTTCCGTTGCATGCTTGTCTGCATAAGTAGCTATAGTGTCATCACTAACATCGATAACGTTGTTAGCGAAACTAGCCAAAATAGTATCACGTTCAGGCCTCATAAATGTCTTGACGACAGAAAACACATCCTCTGCAAATTGAGTCCTATCCCCAGGAGCTTCAACTATGGGCCTATTGAAATTTCTCTTAGCTAAAGATCCCATAAGAGACCGGAAAGAACCATCCAAATCCAAACCAATTTCGGTACGCAAGCGTGAAGCCACAATAGGTACAGGTTTGAGTTCTTCGAACAAAGATGCCAATGACATATGAAAATAGGAAATATCAATGACAAATTTGTAATCTCCCAGTTCATTGGCCTTTTGTGCAGCAGTAGGATCTACCATAGACAATCCAGGAAATAGATCGTCATATATAGCCTGTATAGTATGAATCGTAACGGGCGGTAGCCTCGCCCACTTATCCATTGCACGCTTGCGATCATAAACAGTACGATTGACCGTGAC